CGGGCTAGCAAACTTGTACGCATGAAACGCTGGAAATCGCAACTTAACATGCCTTCAAAGTATTTGGCCACTAGCAGAAGATAGAACAGAAATAGTCCTGTCGTATACTCCATCTATTTAGGGTTTAATTTTTATTTACATTTATTACTGATCCTTCTTTTTCTTCTACTGTTGACTTTCTTTCCACAAATGTTACTTGTCTAATAATTAAATCTTCTTTAATAGGTCGCTTTCTACAAAAGATAACTCCACAGCAACCGCACACAATAACTAGTCCAAAGATTGCTGAAAGACCAATCGCTGCTCCAACACCTTTTGAAATAGTTGTATCAGTGGTGTGTACATGGATTATTGAGATATTTGTTGAAGGAAGGGCTGTAAATGTGCTCGTTGCCGTTGAGGATGAAGTTGCTGAGGATGTTGATGTTGCTGTAGATGTTGATGTTGCTGTGGATGTTGATGATGCGGATTCGGAGGATGAAGAGGAAGAGGAAGCGGAGGATGAAGATGTTGCTGATGCTAAAGATGTAACTGATGGTGAAGCTGAAGAGGTCGCAGTGGATGGCGCAGCGCCAACAACTATTAAAGGACAGCAGAACTGGTCTGTTGTTGAATACAAACCTGTAGCAAAGATACATCCATATGATGCTCCACGTAAATTACAGTTAGGGCCATTAATAATTTCCCAACTTGACGCTGTAGTTGAGCAGAATTGCTGTGCGTTTGCTTGAATAAAACTACAGTCAGGGTTGCCTTGATTGGCAGGGCAGCCAGATGCGGTGTGGGTTAATTGTGCAAAATCAGAGCATCCGTATTCCGCAACCGTAGAAATGACAGTCAAAAACCCAACAAGCGACCGAAGCATTTTCTATTTAGAGGTTTTTAAAAAATCACCGTAGATTTTCATGGCATTCCGCATACCGGGCGTTTGGAACTTATGGTACTTTGCCCTGTAATACATGCTTCTAGCAGTTTGCCGTTGCTGTTTGCGCGTTTCTTTACGCAGACGTTTTAGCGTATTACGGGCCTTCTTTTCTGTTCCGTAACCGGCTTTGATTTTTGGGGGATTTGTGGGGTTATTGAATATACCCATCTTACCATTCCTAAATATTTAATATTTACGAATGAGTTATAAGGATTTTTTCTAGCACAAAATCCAAACCAAAACCCTGCGGAGGTTTCTAATTGCTATAAGCAAGGCCTCCCATTCCGGACATAACGCGGAGAACGTTGTAGTTCACGGCGTAGACGCGGACGCGGGCTGAGTAGACGGATGAGACCGTGTTGTTGGTGAGCGTAAGGAGGAGCGTGGCATTGTCGATACGGGAGAAGTTGCAGGAGCCTGAGGGCTGGTGGTCCTCCGGCTTGAGGGCGAAGGAGTAGACGTTGATGCCAACCGCCGGGATGTTGGTGTGGTGCTGGTAGGGCTGGACCAAGTTGAAGTACTTGCCCTCGCGCTCCGTGAATCTGTCGTGGCCGTTGAGCTGGATCTTGGCGACGGCGACCGGGTTGTAGCCGGCAAGGCCGTCAACGCGGGTGAGCGAGTAGCCGGAGTCAAGGACTGACCGGTCCCACCAGTCGGAATAGTTGAACGGCTGCATGCCCTTCCACGGGTTGACCGTGGCGTCATCGCAGGCGACGAAGGAGTCGCGCTGGACGATCCACACAAGCTCCTTTGTAGGGTGGTTGAAGTTGAGCTTGATCTTGTTGTTGCTTGAGGTCACGGACTCATCGCCCGTGAACTGGAGCTGCTCGATGAGGTACTCGTGGGAGACCTGGGCGAAGCGGCGACGCTCATCCGTGTCGAGGTAGATGTAATCTACGTAGAGGGACGCGGAGACGAGGCCAGTTGAGGAAACGCGGTCACGGATGGCGTGGGACGCGGCGGAGCCCGTGACGTAGTCCCAGCAGAGGTATTTGATCTCGTTCATCTCGAGGTTGATCTTAACCTCGTGGTACTGGAGCGCGATGAGCGGGAGGGCAAGGCCGGGGTTGCGGCAGAACCAGAACTGGAGGGGGATGTAGAGGGTGTACTCCGGGGCGCAGTTGGCGACCTCGGCGAGCGTGTTGGGCTCACCGCCCGCGCAGGCATCGTCGCACGTCTCACCGCCCTGGACGAGCACGTTCACGAGCTCCGGAACATTGCCAACCATCTCGGCGTAGCCGGCCTGCTTGCCCGGCTCCTGGGTGAGCTCATTCCAGATCTGGAGCCAGTCACCGTAGTGACGGTCGATGCGCTGGCCACCGATCTCGAGCTCAACATAGTTGATGAGGTTGTGGCCGACATAGTTCAACCAGCGGAACTGGGCGCCTGAGCCGTCCGTGCTGAGGAGCTGTACCTTGGGCAACGTGGCCTGGAGGTAGATGCGGTGGATCAAGTCGCCGTTGCGGCTGATCGTGCACGTGACACGCTTGCCGAAGTTGGCCGTGCCGTTGAACGTCTGCTCAATCGACTCCATCGCGAAGTTGGTGTGCCGGCGGTACACAACCTTGAAGAACGTGATCTGCGGGTTGCCCGTCAGATAGATATCCTGCGCGCCATAGGCTACAAGCTGCATAAGACCACCACCTCCCATTTGTTATATTTATCGCAGAGAAAATAATTTTGGCGGAAGGGGGTTTTTCAGAATTCGGGGGAATTTTTGGAGACCGACCCGGGGTCAGCGCTCTTGCCGAAACCCCGCGTTTTTCCAAATTCTGTGATGACATAAGGAAAAATGAAAGAAAAGACTTAGTTAATGTCTGAACAAAAGCCTCTCCATATGGTTTTACACACAATGGATGCTCCAAATCAAGAAGTCACTGATATGCCCACAACTTTAGAAGCCTTTCATACTGAAAAAATGAGAACAATGAATGATAAACGTTCTCAAATATCAAGCCTTGAAACAAAGATTGAAGAAAAGGAAGCCCAAATTGATGAGTTTGCCGGGGCTCTTCATTCTGATGAATATAAAGTTATGGTCGAAGAATTACAGGATCTAGAACAACAGGTGGTTCGTCTACAAAAAGATGATGAACGACTTGATTATTTTTTACAAGTTGGAAATATTCTTTTTAATTACTACGATTCTCAAGAAAAGATTGCGTCAGGACATCACGTTACCAGCAAGAAACCGGCCTCAAAACTACGAACACCCCAAAATAGCGTTTTGAATTATTTTAACACTGACCCGGGGTCTTTCGTAGAAGTGGGGGAGCCGTCTCTTTCACAGCCCCTGCCTCCTCTGATTGTTGCTGAGCCAAAGAAGGTTATACGAGCCCGGGATATAGAAGATTCAAATGGCTTACAGCGGGACAAGGCGCTCGAGCGGTATTTAAGTATTATTGAGCCCACTGCTATTCGTGGTGGAATCCTACCGGGGTCCGGCATAGAACCTGATTTTGGAGCATGCCCTCATTGCGAAACGGAGATGGTTTTTTATCATAATGAGGCAACTCTTGGTTGCCCGGGGTGTGGATATCAGGATTTCATTTTGGTGGATTCTGAGAAGCCGTCGTACAAGGACCCTCCACGCGAAATCTCATATTTCGCCTATAAGAAGATTAACCATTTCAATGAATGGCTGGCCCAATTTCAAGCCAAGGAAAGTACCGAGATTCCAGCAGATGTATATGAGAATATACTGGCGGAAATCAAGAAGGAGCGTATTATTGACCCGCGCACACTCAAGCCGCAGAAACTCCGAGAGGTCTTGAAGAAACTTCACTTGAACAAATTCTACGAGCATATTCCTCATATCTTACACCGAATGAACGCATTTTGCGCACCGACCATGTCACGGGAGATGGAGGATAAACTGCGTTACATGTTCAAGGAGATTCAGCCATCTTTTATTCGGCATTGTCCGCGGGGCCGTTCCAATTTCTTATCCTATTCGTATGTCTTATACAAGTTCTGTCAACTGCTAGAGTTGGACGATTTCTTGCCGTGTTTCCCTTTGCTCAAAAGTCATGAAAAACTCTATATGCAAGATAACATCTGGCAGAAGATTTGCGTTGACTTGGGCTGGGAGTTTATCCGAACAATTTAAGCGGGATAAAGTAGAATGGAGGCATTCAAATATGGTATTGGAGAACCTGGTCGTCACGACCTATGTTTAGAAATGCTATGACTAGAGTAGACCCTAGTAA